ATGGCAGCTTCTAAGTATTGCAAAGATCCTAACTACGCAAAGGGCAGCAAGAAAAAGAAGAAGTAATGGCTAAAGATCCGAAGGTAGGTACAGGCAAGAAGCCAAAGGGTAGCGGGCGCAGGCTGTATACGGACGAGAATCCTAGAGATACGGTGTCTATAAAGTATGCAACCGCTCAAGATGCCCGCGATACGGTGGCTAAAGTTAAAAAGGTAAACAAACCTTTTGCTAGGAAGATACAGATACTTACGGTGCTAGAGCAGAGAGCTAAGGCAGCAGGTAAACATACGCAAGCAGACATTGCTAAACGTGGCAAAGAAGCCATACGTAGAGCGCGGAAGGTAAAGTAATGGGTCAGCTTAAACAGTGGCGGGAACAGCAGTGGGTACGTATCGGCACTGATGGTAAGATTAAGGGGCCATGTGGTACGTCGAAAGACAAAAAGAACCCAGATCGTTGCCTACCCAAAGCTAAGGCACAGTCGCTGAGTCAGTCTGAACGAGCCACCACAGCACGTAAAAAGAAGAAAGCTGGGGCAAAAGGTAAGACGGTGGTGTCTAATACCCCGAAAGCGAAGGTTAAAACAGCAAAAGTTGGCGGCATGATACGTGAAAATCACAAAGGCTGCGGAGCAGTGATGGGCAACCGTAGGAAGAAAACCTTATACGTAAAAGGTAGTAAAAATGGATAAATTAGAAGTTTTTCAAAACGGCAACTTTTCAGACGGGCGTCCTGTCTTTCAAGTTGGCAGCAAGAACGAAGACGGCACGTATACTATAGTAGATGCGAGTCTGATGAGCGAAGAGGAGGCGAAAGCTAGGCTGGAGTATTTACAGCCCACACCGGCTCCAGAGCCAAAGAAAGAACCAGTTAAGAAAGCAGCGGCTAAGAAAACCACAGCGAAGAAAAAATAGATGGCTACCTCTGGAACAACTGCATTTGAGATGGACTTCACGGAGATCGCTGAAGAAGCGTGGGAACGTGCGGGCCGTGAAATGCGTTCAGGGTATGACCTTCGCACTGCCCGAAGATCCATGAACTTGATGACTATTGAGTGGCAGAATCGTGGTCTTAATTTGTGGACGATAGACGAAGGTACAGTGAGTCTTGTTAAAGATACTGCTCAGTATGATTTGCCTGCGGACACTATTGACCTGCTAGAACAGGTAATACGTACAAACTCTGGTGATGAGTATACACAGCAGGATCTAACAATAAATCGTATCAGCGTAAGCACGTACGCATCTATACCTAATAAGTTAACAGAAGGTAGGCCAATACAGGTCTACATAGAAAGACTTGTGGCTAATCCAAAGATAAACGTATGGCCTGTGCCCGATAAAAGTAATACTTACGTTTTTAAGTATTACCGCATGAGGCGCATACAGGACGCAGGCAGCGGAGTAGAGACTCCTGATGTGAACTTTAGGTTCTTACCCTGTTTGGTCGCAGGGTTGGCGTATCACATAGCTATGAAAGAACCAGAGCTGGCACCACGTATACCGTTGTTAAAAGAGGTATATGAAGAGCAATTTAGACTAGCAGCGGACGAGGACAGAGTAAAAACTCCGGCACGTTTTGTACCACGTATGAATAGAGCGTACTAATGGCTAGTAGATTTGCCTCTACAAAAAGAGCTTTAGCTGAATGCGATATATGTGGTTTTCAGTACAAGTTACGCGAGCTAAAGAACTTAATACGTAAAGGCAAAGATACAAATTTAAAAGCGTGCCCTACGTGTTGGAATCCTGACCATCCGCAGCTAAAACTGGGCGAGTTCCCTGTAGATGATCCGCAGGCGATACGTAATCCTCGACCTGATAGAAGTTTAGGTGATGCTGGTAGTACAAGCAGTAGGCAGATACAGTATGGATTCAATCCAGTGGGGGTTGGACGCGACCCGTTTGGGCTTACACCAAATGATTTGGTTGCGACAGGTGAAGTGGGAACAGTAACAGTAACAACTACTTAGGTGATGTTATGAAGAATATGAGTACAGTAAAGCCAGTAAAAGAAGCTCCGAAGACTGATATGAAAGACGTAAAGACTACGGGGATCAAAGTTCGTGGTACAGGTGCGGCTACAAAAGGCACTATGGCTAGAGGGCCAATGGCATAACCTATGAGTATGACTTACGCTCAGTTAACGGCAAACATACAGGACATTTGTGAGAACACGTTCACAAGTGACCAGCTTGCTTTGTTTGTGCAGCAAACTGAGCAGTTCATATATAACGCCGTTCAGATACCTTCGTTACGCAAAAACGTCACTGGCACCGCTGCTTCTGGCAATAAATACTTAGCTGTACCTTCTGATTTTTTGTATACGTATAGCCTTGCAGTGATAGATAGCAGTAGTAATTACCACTATCTGCTAAATAAAGACGTTAACTTTATTCGTGAGGCGTACCCCGTTGCGGCTACCACAGGGTTACCAAAGCACTACGGTATTTTTAACGACGACTCGTTCATACTTGGCCCAACACCAAACTCAAGTTATACCTTTGAATTACATTACGGTTTTTACCCAGAGTCTATTGTGACGGCTAGCACGCTACCGTGGCTCAGTGAGAATTTTGATTCCGCACTGCTAAACGGCTCTTTAGTGGAGGCGTTGCGGTTTATGAAAGGTGAACCCGATTTAGTGCAGATGTACGATAAAATGTTTGGGCAATCTATGACGCTCTTAAAACAGCTTGGAGATGGTAAATTGAGAAGAGATTCTTACAGATCTGGGCAATACATAGAGGCTAAACAATAATATGTTTGCTGGATCAGAAGCAGCCGTAGGGCAAGTTGTAGTAACTACTACAGTTGAGAAAGGGCATGATCCTAGTTTCTGGGCTAGTAGAGCCGTTGACAGGATTGTATCTGTTGGAGGTAATTGCCACCCTCTAATTGCACAACAAGCAGAGGCTTTTAAAGAAGCAGTGCACAAAACAGTAGAGTTTTGCATAAAAGAAGCGGTAAAGAGTGATAGAACCACACTTATCGCAGAACTAGAAAAGCAAGGTCATAAAGATATGGCTGATATAATTAGGAGTCTGTAATGGCTATATCGACAGCAATGTGTACAACCTTCAAAAAAGAAATTTTAGAAGCTGTCCACAATTTTAAAAACTCAGGTGGCAGCACATTCAATCTTGCGCTGTACACAAGCTCTGCCTCTTTGGGCGCAAGCACCACAGCGTATACTACGTCGAATGAGGTATCGGGCACAGGGTACACAGCGAAGGGCGCAGCACTTACTCGCGTTGATCCTAGTAATGACGGCACCACTGGAATTACAGATTTCGCAAACTTGACGTTTAGCTCTAGCACCATAACAGCCAACGGCGCATTGATATTCAACGACTCTGCATCAGGCGACCCAGCAGTATGTGCGCTAGCGTTTGGTGGGGACAAAACTAGCACGTCTGGAGATTTTACAATTACATTCCCTACCGCAGATGCCAGCAATGCAATTATTCGTATTGCGTAACAGATGGCTAATGTTACTGGCTGGGGTAGAGGCACTTGGGGCGAAAGTTCGTGGGGCCAACCAGATCCTGTTGAGGTCACAGGTGTTGCAGGCACTGGTGCAGTTACGACAGTCACCGTCAGTGCAAGCGCAAATGCCGTTGTCACAGGCGTTTCTGGCACAGGGGCAGTCGGGTCAGTCACGATTGTTGAGGGCACGGGAGTTACCGTATCCCTTACGGGTGTGGCAAGCACTGGAGCCATTGGGTCAGTCACTGTCACAGGTGATGCAAGCACCAGCGTTACAGGAGTTTCTGCAACAAGTGCGCTCGGCACTATCGGTGTGCGTACACAAAATGTTGTCCCTGTTACAGGCGTGCAAGCTAGTGGTAGTATTGGCGAAGTCAGTGTCGCAGCAAGTGCAGGAGCATCGGTCACTGGAGTTGAAGGAACAGGTAGCACAGAACAAATTCTTGTTTGGGGAGTCATTGATGATACTCAGACGCCTAGTTATGCAGATGTGTCTACAGCCCAGACACCTAGTTATTCGACTATATCGACAAGTCAGACACCAAGTTGGGCTGTGGTTACAGATGACCAAACACCGAGTTGGACTGTGGTCACAGATGACCAAACGCCTAGTTGGGAAGAGGTAGCTTAATGCCACGTAAAGTGAAGAAGATTATCAAGGGACTAGAGAAAGCCTCTAAGACCCATAAAAAACAAGCTGAAACGCTCAAGAAGCATGTTGCTTCAATGAGCAAGCCAAAGCCTAAGACGAAAGGTCGGAGAAGATAAATGGCAACTTACGTTAATGATTTACGCCTAAAAGAGATTGCCACTGGTGACGAGTCAGGCACTTGGGGAACCAGTACAAATACCAACCTTGAGTTGATTGCAGAGGCTTTTTCCTTTGGGACGGAATCTATTACGACTAATGCCGACACCCACACGACGACCATTGCAGATGGCAGCACTGATCCCGGCAGGTCAATCTATCTCCAATACACCGGCACTCTTGATAGCACTTGTACGATTACCATCGGGCCAAACACGGTTAGCAAGCTGTGGTTCATCGAAAACGCAACCAGCGGATCACAGAGCATCATCATTAAACAAGGCTCTGGTGCCACGGTCACTATCGCCAACGGTCAAGTCAAAGCCATCTACAGTGACGGCGCAGGCTCTGGCGCTGCGATGGTGGATGCTTTCCAAGACCTGTCTGTGCCTGATCTGTTTATTGACGATGACCTGACGTTTACCTCTGACAGCGCGGTCATCACATTTGGCGCAGATGGCGATACGACGCTTACGCACACAGACGGCACCGGCCTTACTCTTAACAGCACCAACAAGCTAACTTTCGGGGATGCCG